TTTAAGCGTCCGACACCAGAAATGGTGATGATATAGTCCAATCCTGGTAGTAATACCAGATAGTTAGGGAAAGTTTAAGAATGCACACAACTTTCCTTTGGATTTAGCATCAGTTGAAGCAACACCAGTTGCCTTGACTGCTCCAACCATCGGTTGATATAATAAAGGAGGAACTCTTCGGAGTTCCTTTTTTTATAAATAATTATGCACGAAAGAAAGCACGAGAATGACTAAACTTTACTCTGACCTCTATAAAACTTGTATGACTTGTGGTAAGGAAAAACTTGCTACGGATTTTTATGTAAGAAATAAGGTGTCTATGGTTAGGCATTCTTCTTGTAAAGAATGTGATAAAGAGAGGGTAAAAAAGAGGCACGAAGAAAATCCAGAACGCACAAGAAATAATGACCTAAAAAGAAATTATGGAATTACTCTTGATGAACATACTCAAATGTATGAGGAACAGAATGGTGTTTGTGCTGTTTGTGAAAAACCTGGAGATGGGAAGTGGAAGAAACTATGTGTAGACCACGACCATAAGACTGGAAAAGTTCGTCAGTTGTTATGTAGAAACTGTAATATGATTTTGGGTCAAGTTGATGATAGTATAAATCATTTAGGAAAACTTACAGCATACCTACAAAAGCATCAATAAAAAAATGCTCCTCATCCTCCTGTTCTTCCAACTCTTTGGAATCTTCATGTTTATAATGTCCATCACACAATACCTATGATATCCTCAGACACTCCATACAAACTCGCAGAAATAATCAGAGATACTTGGCCTAATCTTTACAGACCGATGAAACCACGTTATAATGGGACAGAAGAACCAAAAGACAAGAATGAACAAGTATAATAGTGAAGATTACTTTTCTGTCATTGAAACTAAGACTGGCAGAAAAATTGTAGATTGTGGTGAAGAAAGAGATGCATTAGAAATGGTGGCATTTGACCCTGCTAATCGCACTTATACCAGGAATAAGTTTCTGATGGGACCAGTGATTGATATTGAAATGCCCAAAGCACTTCCAACTAATGAAATTGCCATCAATCCTAAACCTTATCAAGAGCATCAAGATGAGTGGATGGTTGAGAAAATTAATCAATTACCTCAAATCAAACTACCAGAAAGACAGCAAGAACCTTTTGTAGTATGAATCTATAATACATAATTATAGTCGCGGATACTTATGGTTCCTCCACATTCGTTCAAAGACTATTTGTTTAATCTTGAAACGACGAGTAAAGCAGAAGCAAAAAGAATGTGGAGGCAAAGTATAAAAGAACAATGGGAGCATAAATGTGCCTATTGTGAATCAAAAGAAAACATAACATTAGACCATATCATTCCGCAGTGTAAAGGTGGACTTGATATTAAAACAAATGTGGTGGCATGTTGCCATTCTTGCAATCAATCAAAGGGACATACTCATTGGGAAGATTGGTTTTGTATGCAAGAATTTTTTACAGAAGAAAATCTTTATAAATTATATGAGTGGATGAAACCCGAAAAACCACAAAATCTTTACATTTACAGACCAAGAAGAAACGACGCAAGTTAGTACTATGAAATTTACAGTTTACTCAAAAGATGGATGCCCCTATTGCAGCAAAATCGAACAGGTGCTACAATTAGCAAACCTTGAACACGTTATCTACAAACTTGGGGAACATTTTGACCGAGAAGCATTTTATGCAGAATTTGGTCAAGGATCTACCTTTCCTCAAGTAATTCTAAATGACCAAGAGCATCTTGGGGGTTGTTCGGACACAGTTCAGTATCTTCAGGAGCAGAAATTAGTTTGATGGAAAGTACCTTTCACGAAGTATATTTTGATGTTGAGAAAGCAATTGACTTTGCCTTTGAAGGAAAGTTTGTTTTAAGTTTTTATGAATATCTTAAAATAAAAGGAACCCGAAAAGCAGAAGTTGAAGAGTTTATTGAAAGTAAAACTGCAAGTGAACTCAGTAATTTAGTTATGGATTTGGATGAATATCTTGAAGGTGGTGCTGATGAAAATCACAAACAACTTCGTGAAGGATATGGACACATTCCAAAACCACAAGCAAGAAAGATAAGAAATTACCTTTATGGTATTCTTGAAGATGCCTGGAGATATAGTAATGACAAGAGACCGGGAAGAAAGAAAAAACAAACTAAATAATTCAGAACCCGAAATAAATCGGGGAGTTGAATTATTACTTAGAAATAGGAGGAGAGAATCATCAAAGCCAAAGACTTTTCAAGTGAAGTTTGGTAAAATGATTTCTCTCCTCCAGAGAGAGTTTCATTTCTTTATAGAATTTCACTTTGATATCAGGAAAAAATAACTCTCTGGAGAATAACAATGTTAGCAGTAACTCTCACCTTAGGGACATTAATTTCAATTATGTTCTTCTTTATTGGAGGTGTGATGGGATGGATGCTCAAACAGTATGTTTTTGAAAAAAATTATCTTTCTTCAACACATATGCATCCTGAGATGTTTGACGAAAATGGAAACGTAATTCCAGATGAAATTTTAGCAGTACGATTTGAAAATGACTATGACGACGACAACGAAGAAGAAGACGACGACTGAAAAACCAATCGAAACTCTTCCAACAAATCCTTTTGTATTTGAAATTTTAGAACTTGCTTCTAAGCAAAGATCTAATGCAAAAAAGGTAGAGGTTCTGAAAACATATGAACATGATTCTGTAAAATCTATTTTTATCTGGAATTTTGACGAATCTGTTATCAGTCTTCTTCCAGAAGGTGAAGTTCCTTATGGTGGTGCAACTGAACAAACAGTATATTCAGGATCTCTTTCCGAAAATCTTGCAAGGGAAGCAAAGGGCGGAGAATCTGCAACAGGTCAAGATTTAAATGGACGTGGTAGAACATCTCTTCGCAGAGAATATCAAAACCTTTATCACTTTGTAAAAGGTGGAAATGATAGTCTTTCTACAATTCGTAGAGAAATGATGTTTATTAATATTCTTGAGGGTCTTCATCCAAAAGAAGCAGAACTTCTAATTCTTGTTAAGGATGGAAAACTTTCCGATAAATATAAAATTACTCTTGATAATGTAAAAGAAGCCTATCCCGATATTACTTGGGGAGGACGTTCGTGAGTGTAGTAGCGGAGAAAAAAATGGCAGAGAAAAAACCAGAACAAAATACTGCAAATCCTGCCTCATATGGTTGTGAAGTTCTTTTAGAAAAAACCACCTTAGATAAGGTAAAAGATCCTACATTTCCAACAGATGCATACATTGTTTCGTATAATGTAAACGGAAAAGATTACCTTGATCTTTGTCGAGGGGGAAAACGTGTAAGTATTTTTGATTTTTATTATGATAGGTATGGTCCAAATTCAATTAAAAGTATTGAATGGGGATATGGAAAAGTAAACCCAAGATCTTGGGGATACAAACCGAAGGAGGCAAAAAAAAGAAAATGAGTGCAGGATTTGGTGCTGAAAAAATTAAAAGCGGTGAAGCAAAAGTTATTATTAATGATAGAGAAGTAAATAAACTATTAAAGAAATACAAAAAAATTAAAAAATATATGAAGTCTTCTCTGTATACTGTCAAAACAATTGATGGTACGGAAGAAATAGTGAGTTCACTAATTAAAGAAGCGGAGGAGAACCCAATAGACTAATGGGTAAGCATTATTTACTTAACTTGTATGGATGCTCGTTTGTTCTTTTGAACGACGAGCGTTGTCTTATAGATTTATTAGAAAATGCAGCAATTGCAAGCGGTGCTATTGTAATTCAGACTATCTCTGAGAAGTTTGAACCACAGGGAGTCACCGTTATTTGTTTACTTTCCGAAAGTCATATTAGCATTCATACATGGCCAGAAGATGGCAAAGCAGCAGTAGATGTTTATACTTGTGGAGATTGCAATCCTAAGATTGGTTGTGATATAATCATTGAACAACTGCACGCAACAACTCATACTTTATCATATATTGAAAGATGACATTTGATACTGTTTTTATTTCTGATGTTCATTTAGGAACTGACCGATGTAATAGTGAAAAGTTTCTCAAGTTTATCAAGAACTTGAAGACGAAGAAACTTGTGATGGTAGGAGACATCATAGACATCTATTGTATGGAGAAATACCATACCAGATGGAAACGAGAGCACACTGAATGTGTTCATGCTCTTTTGGATTTGTGTAAGAAAGGCACAGAAGTTGTTTATATTCTTGGTAATCACGAAGGAGCAAT